CGGTCTGCGCTCCCCGGATGCCGGTCTGCGCTCACCGGATGCTGCCGGTCTGCGCTCGCCGGATGCTGCCGGTCTGCGCTCGCCGGATGCCGATCTGCGTTCACCGGATGCCGCCGGTCTGCGTTCGCCGGATGCTGCCGGTCTGCGTTCGCCGGATGCCGGTCTGCGCTCGCCGGATGCCGCCGGTCTGCGTTCGCCGGATGCCGGTCTGCGGCGCGCCGGACGCTCTGCCGGCTTTTCCGCAGGCTTTTCCGCCGGTGCTGCCGGTTTTACAGCCGGCTCGGCATCAATTTCACTGAGGATCGCTTCCAGTGCCTCGTCTGCGGCACGGTCAGCACTCTCCTTGTACTTGTCTTGATCCATTTGCTATGCCTCCTGTTATTACGACTCCGGTGCAACCAGCCAGCAGGTCGGCATCTTGCGCGGACCGTACAGCGAGGAGCAAACGGTGATGATTTCGTTATTGTAGATCATGTGGGAGGAGCTGCCGCCGTCGAGGTTCGCAGCATTGACAGCGCCGTGCTTCATCAGAATGTCGATGACATCGTCATAGGTTGCGCCGAGCGAGTTTGCCTGTCTGCCGTCGATGACGAGCAGCAGAACGGTGCCGTCTGCGGTCTGGCCGATCGCGGAGCGCGGATTGAAGCCGCCGCCCAGCTCCTCGGTCTCATTGACCGGCTTGCCGTTGACGATGAGGACAGGGCCGAAGCAGACTGCATCACGGATGCCGAGATCCATCGCCTGCTGGCCGGTCATCGTACCGACATGGAGAATGTTGTTGTTGTCGAAGCCGATGATATCATAAGAAGTATCCATTGCGCCCCAGCGGAGCTCTCCCTGCGAGACGACCATGCCGAGCGGGGTACCGCCGTTGCCGACGCCGTTGAGGTCCTCAAAGCCGCCTGCATTGATCGCTGCCATAGCGCCGTATTCCGCGACCATATCCATGACGCGCTTGCCTGCGTACTCCTTGCCGTACGGGCCGGAGATGCCGACGAACACGCGGGAGGGATCCTTGACCTTCAGCAGCTTGCCGTGGAAGGTGCTGCCGGAGACATCAATCAGCTCGGTCGGCTGTGCCGCGCCCTCGGTGCCGGCTTCTGCTGCCTGCTCCTCGGCGGTTTTGATCTGCACCAGCTCTGCATTTGTGACCTCATCGGTCGTATTGTCGCGGAAGGAGCCGAGATAATCCTTGATCTCCTCATCTGTGTAATACCAGTTTGCGAGGAAGCCGATTGCACTGGTCTCCTTGACCGAGCAGACGAAGCGCTTTCTGGCGTATTCGGACGGCCCCTTTGCGATGACGAGCATCAGCAGATAGAGTGCCAGTACCACCAGAAGGAGTGTGGTCAGGATCACAATGCCGATTCGGCCGAGGACCTTGCCGACTGTGAGCTTGGAACTTGCTTTTGCCATATTGTTTCATCCTTTCCCTTTTTTGTTTTTCATACTGCAACTGCACAGTATGGTGCATTCTCTATTTTACCGCAAAAACCGAAAAAAAGCAAGTCTTTTTTTGATTTTCGACAACATTCTCATAGTGCCTGTTTTCTGTCTTTCATTTTCGTATAACTTGCTGTTTGTTCCGGTTTGATATCCTCAGCGCCCTGCTCCGTGAACGCAATTACGCGGCCGCAGATCGAGAGTGCCGCCGGTCTGTGTGTGACAATCAGAACGGTCTTGTCCGTCATTTCGCGGAGATTCTGCAAGACCTGCCGCTCGGTCGCTTCATCGAGCGCGCTGGTCGCTTCGTCCAGCAGCATCACCGGGCAATCCGCAAAGACTGCGCGCGCGATCGCGATGCGCTGCATCTGTCCCTCGGAAAGTCCCGTTCCGCGCTCACCGAGGACGGTATCCGCACCCTGCTCCAGCTCCGCGACGAAATCCGCTGCACAGGCGATTCGCAGTGCGCGGGCAAGGCGCGCCTCATCCTGCGCGGCTGCGGGATCGGCAAAGGAGACGATCCCGCGGATCGTTCCGCTCATGAGCTGGTTGCCCTGCGGCACATATGCAAAGAGCCGGCGCCATGCGCTGCCGGCCGGGATTTCCGCGCCGCTCTGACTGACGAGCAGACATTCGCCCGCATCCGGACGGTATACGCCCGAAAGCAGCTTCAGCACAGTCGATTTTCCGCAGCCGGAATGTCCCGTGAATGCTGCATATTCGCCCTTTTTCAGGGTCAGATCAAGATGCCGCAGAACGGCCGGCATTGCCGATTTGTCCTGCTGCTTTACGGTATCCGATGCCGGCAGATAGGTGAAGCTGACATCCGAGAGCCGCAGCGCCGCGAATTCATCGCGGTAATATGTCTGAATCTCGGCGGGCGTTTTCGGTGCTTCTCCGATATCGTCTGCGAAATCCTCGATCTCCGCGAGACGCTCCGCGCTGGCGGTCATCGCATAGAAGCGCGGCAGATATCCGGTGATATTTGCGAACGGCGACTGGATCTGCGCGATGAGCTGTGTCATTGCGGTCATCGTGCCGAAGCTGATCGTTCCTTTATAAATGCCCCATACACACCAGCAGGCGCCGAACAGATACATTCCCTCCATGCCGGACTGGAAGCCGATATTGCAGAAATTTGAGAAGCGGTTCCTGCGCATCCGCGCCGCCTTATGCGCCCGCAGCTTTTCCTCCGCGTCTTCGGCGGTCTGCGGCTCTGCGGCAAAGGAGCGGATCATCATGAGACTGCCGATGCGCTCCTGCAAAAAGATGCGGAGTCTGCCGTCTGCCTCCTGAATGCGCTTGTGCAGCTGCTTGATCTTCTTCCGGAATGCCGTTGCAAGGATGAGCAGCAGCACGCCGGCCGGCAGCATGAATGCCGCAAAGCGCGGCTCCAGTATGATAATCATGATGACGGCGCTGAAAAGCCTGACCGTCATGCCGGAAAGCCCCGGCAGGATATCCGTGAAATGATTGGCGACGATCATGCAGTCGCCGGTCAGCCGGTTGAGCCATTCGCCGGAATGCACGGCATTCACTGCGGCGAAATCACGGCTGAGAATATTGCTGAGCAGCCGCTCCTTGAAACGGTTTTCCAGCGTTGCACGGGAAAGCTCCTCCAGCCAGCGGATCACCGCACGCACCGTGATCTGCGCCGTCACCAGCAGAATGAGCAAAATCACATAATGCCGGAGACCGTCCGGCTCATGTGCGGCAGCAGCATCGACCAGCTCCCGCAGCAGCATCGCATACAGTACGCCCGATGCACCGCTCAGCATATGCGTGAGGAGCAGTCCGGCAACAAAGAGCTTCCCGCATCCGGAGACTGCCCACAGCCATTTCAGTATGTTACGCTTCATGCGGCAGATATGTCCAGACGGAATATTGCTGGGGTGTCATCGCAATAAAAAATCCCCGCCGGAAAAAGAGGATTTTCCGCTCGTGCATGATCCAGCCTGTGCGGTTGTGGAGCAGTGCGCCGCTCTGCTGATCGACCCAGTAATACAGTGTAATGCGGTGATGCACTTCGCGCTCCAGCTTTTGCAGGAAGCGGCTGAACAGATCCGGCTCAAAAGGTCTGCTCATGAAGAATACATCATAGCGGTTCAGATCTATGTCAAAAACATCGCCGCAGATGACCGCGGCATTCGGATAACGCTGCGTCCATGCCTGCGCGACCGCTGCAACCTCCGGATTCAGCTCGATGCCGGTCAGCGGACAGGGCGCCTTCTTTTTGATGAGAAAGGCCAGCACTCTGCCTTTGCCGCAGCCGATATCCAGAAAGCTGTTGTCCTCCGAGAATTCTGCGCTTCTGAATATGGTATCCAGAACGAAATAGGGCGTGGACTGACTGCCGGTTGAACCGGCTGCATAAGAAGGTACATATTTGGACAGCGACTGTCCGCAGATCCGCCTGTCCGTCAGGGAATCGCGGATATCCACAGCCCTTCTCGATACCCGTATCATGCGCCGGATCAGCGGATTCTTGTAGAATTTGCGCGAATACATAAATTCAGCCATATTTGCTCCTTTGTCAGCCGGTAAGCCTGCGCAGGATCCGGCCGGCCTTTCGCCGAAGTTTGCGCCATGCGATGCGCAGCGGTGCCGCTGCAACGATCGCACGGCTGTAGATCCGGTAGGGGAGTTCATCGGTTGTGTGCGTTTTGCCGTCACGGAGATATTCTGTCATTACACCGATGATATCTGCATCGGTGATGCCGGTCTCCTTCACGATGCAGCTGTCGCCGAGAATCACATAATCCTGCACCGCCAGCTCTGTGCGGCGTTGCCTCAAGAGATAGTTGTGACATCAATATTATACCATACTATACGGAAAAGTACAATGGGAGTGGGTGAAAAAAGTCTGTCGGGAAATGGCTGGGGAGTAAAATCGGAGGGCGGCACTGCCGCCTAGAATGCACCGATTCGCTGCCGGATCTCATATCATGCACTCTGCATTTCAATGCGCACTATTTTACACATATAAAAATTTATCAGTGTAAAATATCAGATTTTTTGCATACCGGTATGCCTAAAAAATGCAGGTCGGTACCCTCGGCGGATGATGGCTGCTTCCTCTCCTCATCCGAAACCCACTTCAGAAAGGCGGTCGATATTTTCATGAACAGCAGCATTTCCCGAACCGGACGGTTTGCACGCTGGTACCTCGCGCTCGGCAATATCCGCGAGGCCGCCCTCCGCGCAGGCTGTCCGCCCGATTCCGCTGCGGAGGATGGGCTGCAAATGCTCCACTCCCCGCAGTGCAGGCGCGCGCTCGCGAAGCTCGCTGCGCAGCCGCCCCTGCCCGTCAAGGCACTCGTCATCGCGGGGCTGACCCGCCTTGCCTTCGGCGATGCCAATGATGCCGCTAAGCTCGTCTTTTCCGGCTCATGTGATCCCGATACGCTTTCCGGGTTCGATCTTTTTCATGTCACAAATATGAAGATCGACAAGACCGGGAATGTCGAGATCAAGCTCGCCGACCGGCTCGGCGCAATGGTCAGGCTGCTCGAATGCGCAGGTGATTCCGATGCCAATGCTGCCTCTGCTGCACTGCTCCGTGCGCTTCAGAGTGCGGCAACCGTGCAGGAGGTCGATGCCGATGATGCTGAATCCGGCGAGATTCTCTCCTAAACAGCAGACAGCCATTCACTGGTGGCATCTCCCGCAGTCGCGGCATTTCGATGCAGTCATCTGCGACGGTGCCGTGCGCTCCGGCAAGACCACTGCCCTTTCGCTCGGCTTCATCCTCTGGGCCTGCTGCTCGTTTCAGAAGCAGGACTTCGCGGTCTGCGGCAAAACGAAAACTGCCCTCCGGCGCAATCTCCTCAATCCGCTCTTTGCTCAGCTCCGGCTTATGGGGTTTCGGATCTGCGATCAAATATCCAAAGGATATGCTGAGGTCGCGTTCTGCGGCCGCAGCAACCGTTTCTATTTCTTCGGCGGAAAGGATGAGGCTTCGGCTCCGCTCATTCAGGGCATGACGCTCGCGGGCGTGCTGCTCGATGAGGCTGCGCTCATGCCGCGCTCCTTCGTCGAACAGGCAATCGCCAGATGCTCTGTCCCCGGCTCGAAGATCTGGTTCTCCTGTAACCCCGAAACTCCCTCGCACTGGTTCTACCGCGAATGGATCAGAAAAACAAAGGAGAAAAATGCGCTCTATCTCCGCTTCACGATGCGGGATAATCCCGCGCTGACAAAGGCTGTCCGTCAACGCTATGAGCGGCTCTATTCCGGCGGTTTCTATGACCGCTATGTGCGCGGGATCTGGACCTCCGTGCAAGGGTTGGTCTATCCGATGTTCGATCCGAAAAAGCATATCGGTGCGCCGCCCGATAAGCCCGAACGCTATGTCATCTCCTGTGACTACGGTACCGTTAATCCCACATCGCTCGGCCTCTGGGCGCTCTGCCGCGGCACATGGTACCGCATTGCCGAAAGCTATTACGATTCCCGCAAAACCGGCATCACCCGCACCGATGAGGAGCATTATGATGCCCTCACTGCGCTGGCAGGCGATCTGCCCGTCGAACAGGTCGTGGTCGATCCCTCGGCTGCATCCTTTCTCGCCTGCATACGCAGACACGGCAGATTTCACGCTGTCCCCGCCAATAATGATGTGCTCGGCGGCATCCGGCGCACCGCCGATGCGCTCCGAAGCGGCGAAATCATGATCGGCGAATGCTGTGAAGATGCACTGCGTGAATTTTCACTCTATGCGTGGGACGAAAAGGCACAAAGAGATGCGCCCCGCAAGGAGAACGATCACGCGATGGACGATATCCGCTATTTCGCCGCGACCGTACTCGATGCGGCAGGGGATGATCCGTTCTTTGTCGCTTCCGTGAAGCATTGAGCGGGCGCGGTTAGGAAAAGGTATCCGCTTCGCGGATGCTATTTAAGAATGGGTGCCTCTATCGCAGGCACTGGGGCCCGCGAGCTCTTGAACGCTGGGGGAGTTTCGCTCTCTGCGGAGAGCGACGAGGGCTCTCGCCCGCTTCGCTATGAGTTTGCTCTACAAACTCACCTCGACCCGCGAGCTTTTTGAAAAAAGCTCGACCAAAAACTTTGGATGGCGCTCAGGATGTGAAACTTCTCCTCTTTCAATTTGTTACAACGAAAGGAGGTATGTGTGTGAAAAATCCGTTTCGCAGGCGCGCTGCCGTTCCTGCGGCACCCGTTCTGCTCGGCGCGCCCCGTTCCGCTGCCGAACGGCTTCCGCTTCTCCCACCGCCCCAGCCCTCGGTACAGGAATATCAGCTCTATGATGCGCTGCGCTGTGCCGTTCCCGTCATGGATGCCGCGATCCGCAAGATCGTCCGGCTCTGCGGTGGATTCCGCTTCCGTGCGGATGATCCGGAGGCGCAGGAGATCCTCGACCGCTTCGCTGACCGCGTGCCGGTCAATGCAGCGGGCTGCTCGCTCCAGCTCTTTGCCGATCAGATGCTCGACAGTCTGCTGACCTACGGCAATGCCGTCGGCGAGCTGCGCACCGATCAGGACGGCAATCCCGTCGGGCTCATTACAGCAAATCCCGCCGTGCTGCGGCTCGCTGCACGCCCCGACGGCCGCTGCGATTACTTCATCCGCAGGCCGGACGGCTCCGAATCACCGCTCAAAGATCCGGCGCGGCTGCTCTTTGCAGCGCTCGATCCGCCGCCCGGCAGTATCTGCGGCGTTTCTGTTCTGCGCGGGCTGCCTGCGGTCTCGAAGATTCTGCTCCGCATCTATGAGTGCATCGGGCAGAATTACGACCGCGCAGGCAATGTGCGCTATGCCGTGACCTATCGTCCCGACAGCGGTGCTGCGGGCTTCGCAAAGGAACACGCCGCCGCAATCGCCGAGACATGGCAGGCCGGGATCCGCGCTGCACAGTGCGGCGAGGTGCAGGATTTCGTGGCAGTCGGTGACATTGATATCAAGGTCATCGGCGCGGAGAATCAGATGTTCGATACCAATGTTCCCGTGCGGCAGCTGCTCGAACAGATCGTCGCGAAGCTCTCGATCCCGCCCTTCCTGCTCGGTCTGAACTGGTCCTCGACCGAGCGGATGTCCAAGCAGCAGGCCGATATCCTCACCTCGGAGCTCGAATATTTCCGCAGGGTGCTTTCACCCGTTCTCCGGCGCATCGGCGCGGCTGTCCTGCACAGCGCGGGCTTTGCCGGTGATCCGCAGCTCGAATGGAATATCATCAATTTGCAGGACGAGACCGAGCTGGCCGACGCAAGACTCAAAAATGCACAGGCTGCTGAGATCGAAATGCGGCTCAGGCAGCAGGCCGATTCTTAATTACTGTATTTCATATGTCAGTCGGGGCTATGCCCCGCAGAAAGGAACTGCTATGTACGATTCTGTCAAGCTCGAAAAAGGAATGTATCATCTCGCAAACCGCTCCTTCACACAGGCGCTCGAAGCGGCCGATCCCTCTGCACAGTATGCCGGTACCGAGCTCGGCGCGCTCGATGCCTATGAGCGTCAGCTCAAGCGCTTCGGTATCCGCGTTTCCGGTGCGGACTGCGATTGCGTGGAGAAGTTCTTCACCACGACCGAGAGCGCGGTGCTCTTTCCGGAATTCGTCCGCAGAGCAATCAAAAAGGGCATGGAGGAATCCATTCTGCCGGAGCTGACTGCCGCTTCCTCCGGCGTCAAGGCAAGCGCCTGCAAGGGCTTCAGCATCGACGAGACGGACGGTGCATATTCCACAGCGACGGCGGAGGGCGTTTCTCTCAAAAAGACCGTCATCACCGAATCCGATGCGATCCCGCTCGATAAGTACGGCAGACTGATCTCTGCGTCCTATGAGACCATTCGTCAGCAGAGAATTGATGTCTTTGCCGTCATGCTCCGCGCCGTCGGTCACAAGCTCGCGGGCGCAATCGCAGGCAAGGCGCTCGCTGTCCTCAAGGCTGCTGTCACGCCCGTGCAGGCCGCATCCTCTACGCTCGCTTACGGCGATCTTGCCAATCTCTACGGTCAGTTCTCCGACTATGACCTCACCACCGTCATCGCTTCGCCTGCAAATGTCGCCGCGATCCTCGCGATGACCGAAATGCGTGACCGCACGCTCGATGCGCAGGGACAGGTCAGACTGCCCTTCGGCGCTAAGCTCCTGAAGGATGCATCCCTGGACAATAAAACGGTCATCGGTATCTCCAGAGACTTCGCGCTTGCCTGCATCACCGGCTCCGATCTGCTGCTCGAATCCGACCGTCTCATCGACTGCCAGCTCGACCGCATCGCTGTCTCTGTTCGCATCGGATTCCAGCCGCTCATGGACGGTGCTGCTGCTGCAATCAAGATCGGGAGCTGATTCCCGAAACGCGGGGGGAATCAGGTATCCGCTTCGCGGATGTGATTCGGAATGGGGCGGGCAGTGCCCGCTCCCATTTCATAAAGTTCTCCGGAAGCGAATAGAGGCAAAATAAGATTTCCCCAGATCAAACAATAGGCACGAACAGTGCCGTAACAGCGACAAAAATGATATGCTTCGCAAAACGGCACCGGAG